TCTCTGATTCGCCAGAATCTGGATTCCACTTCTATTGGTCAATAAATTTGCGTTCTGAACTTCGTCATTTTTACGTGGGTTTAAAAGGTTGAGGGTGGCTGGTACAGCAGTATTACCACCCTCAACCTCTGTACCAACAGAACATGGCTACAGCCCTTGCAACAAACGCGCAAACCAGAGCTTGGTGCTTCACTCTCAACAACCCCGTTCGCGATGTCCCTACTCCAGCAACCGAGGACCCGACGCAGTGGGGTGCCTCCTACCTCGTCTACCAGCTCGAGCAGGGAGAGTCGGGAACTCCCCACTACCAGGGCTATCTCTACTTCCCCTCGAACCGTCGGCTCGCAGCTCTCCGTCGTCTTGCGCCCCGTGCGCACTTCGAGCCGCGTCGAGGAACCCACGATCAGGCCCGCGACTATTGTCGTAAGGACGAGGGGCGCCTCGATGGACCTTGGGAACAAGGAGAACCTCCCGCCCCAGGAAAACGCAACGACCTGATGCTCCTCATGGCCGACGTCAAGACCGGCATGTCTGAGCGCGAGATCGCAGAGAAGTACGGGGCCACTTGGGCCCGCAATCACAATGCAATCGACAAGTATCGTAGACTGGTTACTAACGGGAGATCATGGAAGACTCAAGTCACCGTACTTTACGGACCTGCAGGAACTGGGAAGTCACGCTGGGCTTATCAGCAGAATCCTGATGCTTACCCCTTCCGTGGTGGATCCTACTGGTGTGGCTACGACTGTCACGATCACGTTGTCATCGATGACTTCCTCACGGGCACAATGCCCTACGGCGTGGCGCTACACGTATTCGACCGATACCCCCTCATCATCGACATCAAAGTCGGAAGTAAGCCTTTTGTCGCCAGGACCATCATCATCACCTCCAACTACCCTCCCGACACCTGGTATCCCAACCAGCGATCTGAGCCTCTCCTGCGTCGACTTGACCGAGTCGTCTACATCGACATGGACGGCCGCCCCCATCCTGTCAAAGGAGACACCATTGGAGACTTCGAAGGCTCTCCCTCTCCAGACCGCTCCTACCCCTACGATCTTGGTCGATCTTCCTCCGGTCCCTCGCATCCCTCGTCAGTATCGAGCTCCAGCGCCGATCCGTCTCATCGGGACCGAAGTGGATCAAGATTGCCAACTCCTTGGCAAGAGGCCCAGGACTTCGGAGCCACCTCCCGCTTTGTCGTCTCCCGTCTGCATCATCAATCCCCCTCGCCGTCGGCCCGATCTTGTCAACTCATTGACCTGGAAGGAAGCGGGTCACTCGGGTCCTCCGACCATCTCTCATCGCCGGGATCCAGCCTGCCCGGACCACGGTTGTCTCCTCCATCCCCGCGACGATCCCCCGACCCCTCCTCCTCCGCAGGACCTCCCCTCGAGTCCGATGCTGGACAGCGACGAGCCGACTCCTCCCCCTCTGGAGGATTTGACTGGCCCTTCACCCCCCCGGGAAAAGCTGCATCGTCTGGATGCGTTCCACGAGGTCCCCCACCCCTCATCGACCTCTCCTCTGACCCTCAGTGACGAAGAAGACGAGCGCGAGCTTGGTGCCTTCTACTGCGAAGAATGCTTCTGCGTTCCTTGCCTCTGCTACCAGCAGGATGAAACCGACTTCGACTCCTACGAATAAATTCATTTCTCAAAAACTCTCTTGCGCGCGGATGTTTTCTCCCTCTAACTACAGAACCCCTAGGAAGTCTCCGTTCAGGACCCCTAGGCGAACTCGCTTTCTGAACACCCCTCCTGCAAACAAGGGTTGGACCTCCCCTCGTTTGTTGTCTCCTGCCTCTAGGTCTACTGCGATGATCCGTCGTTCCCCAGCTCTTCGTGGTCTTGCTCGCACCGGTGGTGCCTGGGGTCGCTTCCAGCCCTCTGGTCCCGAGTCCAAGTTCTTGGACGTGAATCTCAACCTCTCCACTATCTCCAACGTGGCCCCTTGGGGGTTCTCCTCTCTCAATCCCATTCCCGTCGGTGATGGTCCCTCTGGTAGGATCGGTAGGTCAGTCACCATCACCTCCATCCAGTTCATGTACAACCTCGACGTTCATCACACTGAGACCAACGTTGTCTACATGCGCTTTCTCGTCGTCTTGGACAAGCAGGCTAACGGTGCTGCCCCTGCGTACACGGACGTCATGAACGCCAGCTCGGCTCTTGCCTACCGGAACCTGGACAATGCGGATAGGTTTGTCGTTCTTCACGACAAGATGACTAGGTACACTCCCAGTGCCCTTTCATCCGCCGGTTCCCTGCGTTACTCTGGACCTACCTTCATGAACATCTTCAGGAAGTGTAACATCCCCATTGTCTTCGACAACACCGCCACCTCTGGAGCCATCACCACCATTCGCTCCAACAACATTTGTTGCCTTGGCTTTCTCTATGGTGCTCAGACCGCAAACAACGATTTCAAGGGCATCCTCAGACTCCGCTATCGGGACGACTAAAGGGAATACCTCCCTTCTCTCATTCCATCCGCCCTCTGCTGTCGCAGACTACCGTGCCCGTTAGCGACCGAAGGCCCCCTTGTGGGGCGCAGGGAGTGAGGGCTCATCTAATAAACATTTCTTGGCCGGTATTTCAGGAGGGAGCTTTGGCGACCGTCTCTCATTTCTTTTTTCCTCATGTCTATTGACCGCACGGTGGTGCGTACTTGCCCGGATCCTTGGGTTTCGGGATGCAAGATCTACGACTACCTTCACGACAGTCCTTTGAATCCACTCCCTGGTTATTCCGCTGCCTTGTCCATGAACCAGTTGGCTCGGGGTAAAGCGGATGGGCAACGAGTTGGCCGCCAGGCCCGTGTTCGACGTCTTGCCATCAAGTACTGGATTACTGCTGCGGACACGCAGTTGGCCTCTGTCTACTCTAGGCTCCTTGTCTTCATAGATCGTCAGTTCACAGGCACGGGGGCCACCCCTTCTCAGGTTCTTGCTCAGGCCTCTATTACGTCTTGGCAAAACCAGTACACTCGTGACCGTTTCGTCATCGTCTACGACGAAACTCATACGATGGACCAGTCTTCCCACGGTGGTGGGGCTACCTCTACTCATTTCCAGACCCCTCTCACTACCGCTGTTCTTGATGTCGATCTTCTTCTTACTTTCAAGGGTTCTCTTGGCACGGACATGCGTGGCAACAACCTCTCTTTCTTTGTCCTCACTGAGGCCGGTGGCTTCACCAACGCCTACCTGCACCTTACATCCCGTATTTTTTACGAGGACCTCTGATTCGCCAGAATCTGGATTCTTCTCTGATTCGCCAGAATCTGGATTCCACTTCTATTGGTCAATAAATTTGCGTTCTGAACTTCGTCATTTTTACGTGGGTTTAAAAGGTTGAGGGTGGCTGGTACAGCAGTATTACCACCC